ACACACGGCCCCGACTCCATTGAGTTTAGAGGCCGTGTGATTAAAGTTACTCTGTAGCAACTGCTTCTTCAGCAACTGCTTCTTCTTCAGTCTCTTCTTCGCCGTCTTCATCTTCTTCAGAATCAACAGCGTCCCAGTTACCGATCCAACCGTTCTCTTCTTGGAATTCAACGAATTCTTTCAGAGCTTCGATCATGTCAAAGTCATGAGTTTCAATCGTCATTTTGCCATCACCCAACCAACCAAGGTTCATTTCAAATTTAAACATGTTTGCTCCTAACGCAGCGGGATTGCTGCACTTGCTATCCTAAAAGCTAAAAATGACAATTACAATACAGCCAACAGGGGGGTGACACGGATGCCCAATCATGGCACAATCTGCTAGACAACAGGGTTGCTCACATTAACACCGCCCTTAATGTACTCACTGCTTGAGGTAGCTTGTGGCCCTTCAAAAACTTCAGTTCAAGCCCGGTGTTGACCGAGAAAATACCAACTACACGAGTGAAGGTGGTTGGTACGATATTGATAAGGTCCGCTTCCGCTCTGGCACACCACAAAAAATTGGTGGTTGGGTTTTAAACGCTCCGTATTCCACAACAAATTACGCATACTTTTACCAAGGTGTTGCCCGCAGCATCATTAACTGGACGTCATTGGCCAGCGAAAACTTGATCGGCGTTGGCACGCATGTGCGCTATTACATTCAATACGGTTCGGTTTACTACAACATCACCCCACTGGCCAGCACTCAGGCTGGTCTTACCAATCCGTTTACGACTGCTAACGGAAGCACCAAAGTCACCGTAGCCGACACAGCGCACGGTGCGCAAACCAACGATTTTGTGATTTTTAGCGGGGCCACTGCGGTGGGCGGCATTTCTGCCGATACGCTTAATCAGGTTCAAGGATTCCAAATTACGTCAGTCACTGACTTGAACTCTTACGTCATTACCGTTCCTACAGCGGCTACATCCAGTGCAACAGGCGGCGGTACTGTCACCGCCAAATATGAGATTACAGCGGGTTTACCCGTATATACACTTGGTAACGGCTGGGGTGCTGGAGTTTGGAACGGCCCAATCCTTGGCGCGGCGACGACCAATCTGAAATACACATCTGGCACGCCTACGCCTAACGTGTTGCTGAACACTTCCAGTACAACCATTAACGTAGTTTCCACCACTGGATTCCCTGCTTCCGGGTCTATCTTGATTGATGCCGAGCTGATTACGTACAGTGGCGTTACAGCCACCACATTCACTGGCTGCACTCGCGGAACCTCGGGAACCACTGCCGCCAACCACGCACAGCGTCAAGTCGCTCCGTTCAGGATTACCGCATCTATCAGCACAACAACTTTGACGGTCACTGCGGTGGCTTCCGGTACGCTGACAGTTGGCTCTCCCATCTACGGCACGGGCGTGACTGCCGGAACATATATAACGGCTTTGGGTACGGGTACTGGCGGAGTGGGAACTTACACGGTCAGCGCATCGCAGACAGTGGCCAGCCGGGCCATGACGGGCTACACCTACGCAAACATTCCTGTCACCCAAGTCACTTCGCTGGCGGGCACAACGGGCTGGGGTCAGGCTTCGGCTACCTATGGTGTAGGCCAACAATTGCGGCTGTGGACAAACGACACTTACGGACAAGACCTTTTACTTGCTCCTCGCGGTGGGCCTATTTACTATTGGGCAAAAGACACCAGCGGGTTTGCCCGCGCCGTTGCTGTTCGTAATACATCGGACTACCGCGCTTTTGTGCCAACTCTTACCAACCAAATTGTTGTGTCGGATGTTTCGCGTTTTGTAATTGCTATGGGGGCAAACCCTTACGACCCTGTCAACTCAGGTACGACGTTTGATCCTTTACTGGTTCGTTGGTCTGACCAAGAAAACTACCTCAACTGGATTCCATCTATCCTTACCCAGTCCGGTGAATTGCGCCTGTCAAACGGTTCGTACATCATGACTTCGGTCAAGATGAAACAAGAAATCTTGATTTGGACGGATACGGCGCTGTATTCGATGCAGTACCTTGGCCCACCAGCGGCGTGGGGTATCACTACGTCCATGACCAACCTGTCCATCATCAGCCCCAACGCGGCAATTGCTGTGAACAACACAACTTACTGGATGGGCGTGGACAAGTTTTACATGTACAACGGTCGGGTTGAAACCCTGCCATGTTCGCTGCGCCAGTATATTTATGAAGACCTGTCGTATAACCAGCAGTTTCAAACCATTTGCGGAACCAACGAAGGCTTCAACGAAATCTGGTGGAACTACGTCTCCAACACGGAAGAGCAAGCTGCGTTGTCGCAGAGTCGCAATCCACTTCCAGACCGGTATGTGGTGTTCAACCACTTGGAAAGAATCTGGTACTACGGGCAGCTTAGCCGCACTGCTTGGAACGATTCTGCCTTGCAGCTTGGGCCGTTGGCCGCTATTGGAGACACCAATACCGGACGCCTTGTGGTTCATGAGATCGGCAACGACGATGTGACTACCGATGTGGCTGCGCCTATCAATGCGTACATTCAGTCCGCTGACTTTGACATCGAAGACGGTAATCAGTTTAGGTTTGTATGGCGTATGTTGCCCGACATTTCGTTTACTGGGTCTGTGGTAGCCAATCCTTCGGCCACGGTTACGCTCAAGCCTCGTCAAAACCCCGGTGCTCCATACGGCACGTCCGTAGTTGCAGGGGTCACCAGCACGCAAACTTACTCGCCGTTGGTCAAAACATATAACGTGGAACAGTTTACGCAGCAACTGAACACACGCTTGCGTGGTCGCCAGATGTCTTTCCGCTTGGGCTCTGACGGGCTTGGCGTTCAATGGCAGTTGGGTAGTATGCGTATTGATTCCCGCACTGATGGAAAGAAATCGTAATGAGCTTAAAATTTGCCAAAGCGCCGCGCCTGCCTGCTCCCAGTCCGGTGTATAGCCCGGACATGTTGGACCAATTCCAGAACGTATTGCGTCTGTACTTTAACGAGATTGACTCGTCGTTTTCTTCAGTGTTAGGCCCACAAGGTAGTCGGTTTCTTAACACCCCATACGGCGCATTTTCCGACTCAACATCGCAGACCGTAGCGGCTAACACCGCGCAAGCTGTTACGTTCAACACGTCGGATTACGTAAACGGAGTGTCTGTTGTCACCAATTCAAAGATCACAGTTACCGTACCGGGCATTTACAATTTGCAGTTCAGTGCGCAGTTTCAAAATACTGATGCTGCGTTGCAAGATGCCTCTGTATGGCTTAGAAAAAATGGGGCTGACGTTGCGGGGTCCTTGGGCCGGGTTTCCGTCCCCGGTGTTCACAGCGCAGTAAACGGTAACACGATTGCAAGCTGGAATTATTTTGTTCAATTAGCAGGCAATGATTACGTTGAGCTCTGGTGGTCAAACACCAATACCGCAGTCACAATTCAAACTTATGCCGCAGGCACTAGCCCAACTCGTCCAACTACCGCGTCGGTGATTGCGACCTTGAACTTTGTGTCTTCTATACCGGAGTAAGAAATGGCAAAAACTTTAATTACACCAACTCAACAAAATAGGGCCGCTTCTAAATTTGACATAGATACGTCAAAATTTATTTATCACCCGCAAGAAATTATACCTTTAAGTGAGCAAACCCCTGCCATTGATGCAGACGGAAACAGAACTTTTACTGGCTTTAAGGCCGGGTATTACACCGATCCAAGTGGCAAAATAGTTAATAGAATTGACGAAACATATACCACTGGCGATCAAGATTACGGCCAACAACTTGAAACTCATGCAGGCCCAAGCACATATCAAATTCCTGTAAAAGTAGGTAACCAAGAATTTACGGGAACATTTGAAGAAAATGGTAACTTTAGGGTTGGTTACGGTAAAGAGTTTTATAAAAATGGGCATCATTGGTTACCAACTTTGGACGCACAAGGTAATGTAAGTTATATAAACAATGATACGCATGATGGGTTTGGCGATTTTGTGAAAATGGTTGCAATGTCTGCTTTGACTGCGGGCCTTGGCGGTGCAGCTGGTTTGGGTGAAAGTTTGTTTGGGTTGTCTGGAACGGCTGGAACTGCTGCGGGCGGCGCAGCACTTGGTGCAGGCAAAGCCGCCCTATCGGGCGGCGATATTCTTAAAGGTGCGTTGACAGGTGGGCTTGGCGGGTTAGGCGGCGTAGATATTGGCGATACTGGCTTCTCGGTTGGCGACGCCATGACCGCAGCAAAGATGGCTCAAGCTGCGCAAAAAGGCGATTTCATGGGCGCTTTGGCTGGCGCGGCCAGCTTAACGGGCGGCTCGGATTTAAAAATCGGCGATTTCACTGTGGGTGAGTTGCTGAAAGACGCCAAGTTGGCGCAATCTATGTTTGGCGGAAAACAAGGCGCTGGAGCGTTAAAAACTCTTACCAACTTTGCCAACACAAAACAAAACGATGTGGTCAACACGTTGAAAGACGCGGGCTTAACTCAAGCTGACGCCAATCCAACAACACCAACCGCCCAGACTGCCGCCCCTACAACACCAATGCCCGCTGCCCAACCAACTGGCGTAGACCCGGTGGCGTTGCTGCAAGCACAAATGGCTGGTAACAATGGCGGAGCTCAGATAAAATCTGACTACAGCTTGTTTGGCAAGGATTATTTTGGCTCAAACAAGGCGTCTGCTCCTTCGACGCAAAAAGATAACGCTACTTCATCTGACGCCCTTTTAGCGGCGCTGGGCGCTGGCAGTGACGATGAACAGGGTTTTTCGGGCGGCGGCAATGTCCACGCTCTTTTGCAATTACTGAGGAGCTGATATGGGTGACGATGACAATGACTTTGATTACGGTTTTGGCAACGATGACTTTGGAACAGGCACCGCTGGGTTCGGTAATAATTTAACCGGCGATTACGATTACAGCAATTTTGACGATGACTTGCAAAGACAAATTGACAGCACGACCAGCGATTACGATTTGATGTTGAGGTCCATTGGTGTTGACCCCAAGACCGCAAGCCAATGGTTGAATAAGGACTCGCCGTCCAACAAGAAAATTTTGGACGATATTGGCTACACCGGCGGCGGTATTGGCGACCTCTTTAAAAAGCTTCTTACTAAAAAAGACGGCTCTACAAACATGCAAGCTATTGCTGGCTTGCTTGGCGCTGGCTTGGGTATAGCGGGCGCGGGCAAATCTTCTGTTACCCCTACTGGCTACCAAGGCAAGATGCCTGTGTACACGGCAAGCCGCGTGATGGCTCAACCAGTAAAGTTTGACCCCAGCAAGGGAGCTATGGGGCAAGATTATGGTGGCGATGTGAAATACGAAGAAGTCAAAGCCGCGCAAGGCGGCATCATGCAGCTTAACGACGGCGACTATCTGAACCAAGTGGTTGGTGAGAACGGCTACGCTATGGGCGGCATGGCCAAGGGCCAGTATCTCCAAGGTACAACCGACGGCATGGCCGACAAACTGCATACATCCATTGACGGACACCAACCCGCTGCGCTGAGCCACGGTGAATTTGTTGTGCCTGCTGATGTTGTTTCCCACCTCGGTAACGGCAACTCTGATGCTGGGGCCAAAAAACTCTATCAGATGATGGACAAAATTCGCCAAGCCCGTACAGGCACAAAGAAACAAGGCAAGGAAATCAACCCCGACAAATTCATGCCGGGTGGTCTGGCCCGTGCATACGCTAACGGCGGTAGCGTCAGTCATTTTGTGGAAGGCGGCACTACGCCTAGTGCAGGACTTAACCTCGGTAACAACGGCATTCAAACTTTGACTGGCAGTGCGCCATCGGCTTCCGCTGCTGGAGCGGGCGTGACGGGCTCGGAAGGCGTGCTGTCTAACTGGATTGGCCCTTACATCATGCAGATGCTGGGTCAGACACAGGCTTTGACCAATGCTCCGTATCAATCGTACGGTGGCCAAATGACTGCGGGCTACTCGCCTTTGCAAAGCCAAGCGTTTCAAAGCTTTGGCAATTTAGCGGTTCCGGGCAGTATTGGGTCCGCCGCCTCTACGGCTGGCTCTATTGCACAGCAAGCGCAGAACATGCCTGCGTACCAAGCTGGCCAGTTCACCAATCAGTTCCAAGCACCACAAGCGTATCAAGCTGGGCAGTTTAAGACCGGCGAGTTTGACGAAGCTGCATCTAAAAAGTACATGAACCCGTACTTGCAGTCGGCGTTGAACCCTGCTTTAGATGAGGCACGTCGCCAAGCTGGTATTGGCCGTATGGCAGACGCTGGCCGTTTAGCGCAGACCGGTGCGTTTGGCGGTAGCCGCCAAGCCATTATGGAGTCTGAAGGTAACCGTAACCTGATGGACAAACAAAACCAGATGCTGACTCAGGGCTATAGCACCGCGTTTGATAAAGCCGCACAGAACTTCCAAGCAGACCAAGCCCGTAACTTGCAAGCACAGCAGATGGGTGAGCAATCTCGTCAGTTTGGTGCGGGTCAAGGCCTTACTTCTGCTCAACTGGCTGCTCAGTATGGACTGGCTGGCCAGCAACTCGGGGAGCAATCTCGTCAGTTCGGCGCAAGCCACGGTTTGGCTGGCCTTAATACGGCACTGCAAGCGGCCAACACTCAAGGTCAACTGGGCGGGCTGCAAAACCAGTCTAATCTGGCCAACTTGCAGGCTCAACTTGGCGCGGGACAGATGCAACGAGGTATTGAGCAACAGGGCTTGGATGCGCAACGTGCGCAGTGGGAAGAAGCTCGAAACAATCCATTTAAGATGTTGCAGTTCCAGCAGTCGATGCTCAACGGCTTGCCGATCTCTGGCCAGAGCTACACAATGGCGCAGCCCAATTCGTTTCAAGCTGGCGCAGGTGGGGCAAAAACTCTTGCCGACTTAATTAAAGCTCTCGGTCTTGGCTAAGGAAAAATCATGAGCGATTCTATGGGTATCAATAAACTGGTGGACATGTTCATGGGCAATCCTCAGCCCTTGGAACAGAAAGTTCAACGAGACCAGCAAGGTCAACCGCCCGGTGGCTTGCCAAAAGATTTAGAAGAAGCGATAGCTCTCCAGAAAATTCAACAAAAACGCAACGCTATGCAGAACCAACAAGCCATGCAAGCCGGAGGCCCACAGTCCACAATTGTTGATAAGCTCCGTCAGATGCTTGCACCTAAACCGCAGATGCAAGGTCGGCCACCAGAAATGGCTCAGCAAGGTATGCCACAAGGCGCTCCACAAGGTATGCCTCAAGCCGCTCCGGAAATGCCCCCACAAGGTATGCCTGTACAAGCCGCGCATGGCGGTCACCTTGCTCAACTGATGTCTAACCTTGGCCAGCACTATGGTGGTGGCGGTATTGTGGCGTTTGCTACTGGGAATAAGGTTGAAGGCAGTGAGCCAACTGAAGCTGAATTGGAAGCACAACGTAAAGAAGACAGGGCAAAGCTCGATGCCCTTACTCGTTTCTTAGGCAAAACCGGTGGGGAATTTGCTGGTAAAGGCGCGGCTGCTCTTGCAGACATCGCCACATTGATTCCTCGTGGTTTGGCTGGCGCAGTGGATACGGCTTTGATTCGCCCCGCTCGTGCAATGGGCGCGGATGTTGGGTATCTTAGCCCTGCGTTGACCCCCGGGGCACAAAATCCTGATACACCTACTCCGTTCTATGACCGTTATATTCGGGCCAAAGAAGAGAAAGAAGCCTCTGCACCCGCAGAAGTCGAGCGTGGTCGTCCAACAATGGTAAATGACCCTCGTTTGCGCAACGCTCCATCTCCTCAAGCTTTGGCTTTGTTGGCTGCCGCGCAAAAACAAAAACAGCAACAAGCCGCTGCGCCTGCTGCTCCACAAATCCCCGGCACTCCGTATGACCGCACAGACGCTACACGCCGTGTTGACTTTCCACAAGTCAGCGAAGAAAGTCAAATCATCCAAGAAAGAATGCGCCAAGACCCAGAGGAAAAACGACGGGCCGTGATTAATCGTATTAACGAGATGATTGGTGAGCCAGATAACAAAGCAATCTTGGAGACTATTGCTGCACTGAAAGCTAAACGCGAAAAGGCGCAAGCCAGCGCCGATCCATTGATGGACTTGTTGGGCGGGATTGCAAGCGCCAAACCCGGTCAGAAGTGGTGGCAGTCTGGTGTTGCGGGTTCAGAGTACGCGGCTAGTAAAGCGGCTCAGCGTGAAGCTGCTGATACTGCGTTCTTGGAACAAATTCTTGGCCATCAGCAGAAGGTTGCTGACACTAATCGCGCGTACAAGACCCAGTTGTACACAGCAAGCTCTGCTGCCGCCGACAGTGCTGCAAAAGAAGTTTACGATGCCGCTATTGCGTCGAATAAATCGAAAGAAGAAGCAGCTAAATTGGCGCAGGAAGAACGCATCCGGGTTATGGAAATGTTAAGCCGTGAAAAAACAAACGCGGCTACCAATGCGGCGCATCTTGCTGCGGCTGGCATGCAGAAAGCGCCAAATTATTCCGACCTGCAAAAAGAAGCATTTGCAAAAGATTGGTTGGCCAAACCGGAAAATGCGGGTAAGTCGCCTTTGGAAGCCATGTCCGCAGTTAGCGGCATGCTGTCCGGGCGGGATGCAAGACAAGCTACTGCACAAGAAGCGTTGCAGATAAAGCGTGAGCAGTTGATGGCTAACAACCCCTTGTACATGAGCCAATACCGGGCTGCATTGACAGAAACTGATCCAGCCAAGAAAAAACGAGCTGAAGACATTCTGGCGGAAATCGAAAGAAGGTCAGGGTTGACTCAAGCTCCTTCTGCTAATATACCGCCACCACCCCCCAACGCGGTTAAAAGGATCGGATAATGGCTAAGTTCGCTGTAGACGTTCAAGGCGCAAAGTACGAAGTCGATGCGCCAGATGAGAATACAGCGTGGCAGTGGGCGTACTCAACCCACATGGGTAGCCAAAAAGCCGCGCCTGCGCCAGCGCCAACCGAACGCACTTGGGGCGAGTCTGTCAAGGACATTGGGGCGGGCGCGGTGTCCGGCCTTGGCTCGCTTGTGCAGGTTCCCGGCCAGCTTTATGGGTTGGCTACGGGCAACTTCTCCAAGACCGGTACGTTAGGTATGGGCGAAGCCATTGAAAAATATGGCGAAGAGATGAAGTCCAGAGGGCTGAAAGAGCGAGAAGAGATGCGTTCTAAAGCCGTACAAGAAGCAGAAAAGACAGGCCAGTGGAACGCTTTCAAAACCGCTGTTGGCCAGACTGTTTCTGATCCTGCGCTGTTCTTCTCGTTCCTTGCTGAACAAGCGCCCCAACTGATCCCTGCCATTATCACGGGCGGAGGTACAGCCGCGCTTACATCCGGCAACGTGCTGGCCAAAGCTGCTGCGCGAAACATCTCTAAAGAAGCCGCTGAAAAAGTAGCGCAAAAAGCCGCCATCAAATCAGGCGCAAACGCCGCCATCCAAACGGGCGCGGTTCAGCAAGGTGCAGACATCGGCGCTGGTACGTACGATGAGGTTTACAAGTACCTCACCGAAGAAAAGAAAATGTCGCCCGAGGCGGCTGCTTCGGAAACTATTAACCTTGCCCGCGCTGCTGGTTTGACCGGATACGGTCTGTCTCTTTTGGCCAACAAATACTTGCCCGGCGCTGGAGCACTGGAGCGAGTGTTGGCTGGTGAACGCACGGGCGCTGGTCGCATCGTTGGTGGCTTAACTGGCGCACTGAAAGAAATTCCCGGCGAGAACATTGAAGAAGTCGGTGGCAAGATCGCACAGAACATTGCTGCCCGTCAGGCTGGCATGAATCGTGACTTGATGGCTGGCACAGGCGAAACTGCGGCTATGGCCACGGTTGGCGCGGGCGGTATGGGGGGAATAACTGGTATCGTAGGGGGCAAACGTAATGCACCAACTGAAGTCGTGGATACGACTACCAATGTACCTGACTGGATCAAGAGAGACCTTGAAGGAGAGCAAAATGTTGACCAATCTGTCACTCCACCAAGTGGAGCAGGCGCTGGCGTGGTTGGCAAGTCCGATACAAGAGCCACCACCACAGGAGCTGGAGAACCTCGGGCAGATGGAGTGGTTCCTGCTGGACAGAATGTTACAAGCACTGATGGTGGAGCAGGAGCGCAGCCCGGTTCACTGACCGATTTCCAGCGCCAGTACAACGAGCTGCGGGCAGAGATTCTCCCAATGTTGGGCGGGGGCGTGCAGACCCCTGAGAAGACTGGCCAACTCAAAGCCGCACTGCGAGACTTTAATCGCACGATTGATGAGCACGCTGCTCTGATCGGAGATGCCGAGCTGGTTAAAAACTTGAAGAACCCAATCTATGACGGTTCCAATTTAATCGGGGCGCTAGCGGATCAAGAACAAACCACTGGCCAACCCAAAGCCATGCAAGGCAACTTGTTTGGTGGGGAAAAAGCGCCGTACCGTGCTGCACAACTTGCCCTCGCAAAAGCTGGCGGTGACCCCGATGCGGCAGTGCAGTTGCTTGAGGACTATCGCCAGCGAGTATTAGCCACCGCTGAAGAAAATAAAGACAACGGTGTTTGGGCTAGTAAGCGTGCGGAAATGTTTAACATGACCCGGCCCGAAGGAGTTAAAAACCCTGAAGCCGTTGCTGCACAATACGTTCAAAAATTAACGGCTGAGATTGACGCAGCCATTGCGGAAGTTGAACGCCGCAAAGGCCAGCCCAAGGCGATGCAGGGGGATATGTTTAACAAGCCCTTGGAAGAAGGGCCACCAGCAGAAAACCTTGAGGACGTGTTTGCCAAAACGGGCAACACCGGTAGCGCGGGTCAAGCTTTGGAGTTAGAAAACCAAGCAGCATTTGAGGCATACCAAGACCGACAAAAACGGTCGGCTGAAAGTGAAAAACGTAATGTGGGTGTTACGGGCGGCGCGTCGTTGACGTCCGAAGAACGTTTAAATATTTTGGTTGCCAGAGAAGCTGAGACTTCCCGTAATTTGGAACAGGCTAAAGCCAAAAAAGCCAAAGACGCAATAACAAGTTATGGGCAAACTTTAAGTGCAATACAGCGGGAAATTGAAACGGTTAAAGCAGATATTGCATCTGGTAAACAAACCGTACAGCCCGCTGCAACAAAAGAAAAATTAGCGCCAGAACAAACAGGTTTGTTTGGGGAACTGCCAGTGCCGTCCCCACAACGCAAGCTATTAGAAACGCAAACGACCAAACAACCCACGCAACCTATTCGACGCACCGAGCCAAATGAGCTCGATACGTACTTTGAAGCACTGCCCAACGAAACCGAACTGACAGAAGAAGAGACGGCGCTTGAGGCCGAACGTCAGGCTTTGCGGGACAAGGTTAACGAAAAGCAAGAAGCACCAAAAGAAAGCACTGAGCACGTTGCCGGTACTGAAGAAGCGGCCACGATAGGCGCGTTCTTTGATGCGATCCAGCCTGCTGCAAACACACCTAGCGAAAAGACAAAGCACGACGCCCTGAAGCAAACGGGCCGTGATCTTTTGACCACTGAATACGACATTGCTAAACCCGGTGAAACAACAACGCCCGGTATGCAGAAGGCGCTCAAATACTTGGCCCGCCGTGTGGGTGGCCAAGCTGCGCTGTCGCAACTGATCGAAGACTTGCGCAAGCCCGGCAGTCGATCACAGAGCAACATCCTTGAGAACGCAGGGCTCCCAGACCTCACGACCCGTCGCGGTATGGAGCAGTTCAACGATGAGTTGAAATCGTTCCAAACAGATACTTTCACCGAAGCGGGCGGCGTAAAGATTCCGTTTGGTAAGCTGCCGTATGTAAGCGAAGCCACAACTGTCACCCGTAAAACAGTTGAGCGTGCACCATCGCCTGAAGGCAAAGCCCGCAGGCCAATGACAAGTAACGAGTCTAAGCGGTACGTAATCTCCGACAACAAGCTGCGCTCAGCTTGGAACTTCTTGAAGAGCGCGATTGATGCACGGGGTAGCGTCACCGAAGGCATGGCCGCTGCACGTAGCTACATCACAAACCCCAACCGCAAGAACTTTGGGGATGTGCTGTCTGCGCTGGCATACGACATTGCAATGCACGAAGCCGGTGTTGGCCGGGCCAATGCAATCTACGTAAACGAAGGCGGCAAGTACGCTGTCCAGTTTAAAGAGTGGATTGAGCAGAATCTAAACCAAGATACTGTTGATGTGCTCAACAACATGACTGAGGACTACCGCAACAATTTGCGAGAAGAAGAAAAGTTTGATGCGGCTATTACTAAGTACCAAGCGTCTTTAGACAAGTACGCTGAAGAGCAGCGCCAAAAAGTTGAAAAAGCCACGGGTGTAAAAATCCCCAAAGCGCCGCCCGTTAAACAGCTTACAGAAGAGCAACGAGTTGGTAAAAACTTACCGACCGTGCAGAAGCTCACGGAGTTGCAACACCCTGACATCATGCGCTTGCTTGACAAGGGCGACACCAAAGGTGCGTTAAAGATTTTGGCCGCAGCACCCAAGAACGCATATTACTCCGCACTTGCTAAACGCCTGCTGGAGTCGGACGTTGACGCCAAGACTGAAATTGTCGGCAAAAATGAGATGGTGTCGTTGTCAAACGATCCCGCCGTCAAAGAAACGCTTGACGCACAACTGAGTGCGTTGACTGACATGGTGCTTGCAGGGTTCCCCGAGGACAAGCAAAAGCCGATCATCAAAGGGTTGAAGTCCAACAACTTGTATGACTTGAAAGAAGCCATCGCTGAGTTGGAGGACAACATTGAGAACCTGTCGCAGCGGCAGATTCTCAGCGAGACCATCGCGCTCCTGAACAAAGAATACGGCTGGCTGGGCAAGTACGACCCTCGCACCAACAAGATCACAATGCGTCAGGGCTACCTGACCAATCACTTGTTCCTGCACGAAGTACTGCACGCTGCCACATCTCGCCTGATTGACAACCCCAAGTCCTTGCAGGGTGCGCGGCTTGATGCGTACAACCGCCTGAATGAGTTGTACAACTATTCCAAAGGCATCCTGTCACGCGACGGGATGAACATCAACAACATCCAAGACCTGCACGAGTTTGTCTCGGAAGCAATGACCAACCCTGAGTTGCAAGCATTGCTCCGCGCCATTCGTTACAAGGCCGCTCCAATCTCTGTTTGGAACGAGTTCACAAGCGCTATTAAGAAGTTGTTTGGCGTGTCGTCAGATGCTGAGAGCAACGTTATGGTTGAGGTGATGAACGCCACCGACATCATGATGAGCGGCCCAATCTCGTTTGATGTAGCAACTGAAACCACTGGCCCCAAGGCCATGTCGGCGGCGATGGCCAGACCCACCCCGCCCGGTTTGCAGAACACTCCTACAGCTATAGGTAAGTTAATACACCCAAAAAGTTGGAGTGAAGTTAAAACTACGTTCCCGATTGCATACAACAGCGCCAAGGCTAGTTTGCGTCCTGTTTTGTTGGGTTTCCTGACTTTGCGTCAGATCGGCGATCTGGTGCGTAACCGTATTCCGCAGGTAAACAACTTCATTCGCGTAACCGAAGAATTCCTGTCCCGCAAGAACGGTATCTTGAAAGAGTCGAGCGATATTCTCAAGACATGGGAACGCATGCAATCGTCTAACCCCGAGGAGTCTCGGGCGTTGGCCAAAGTTATGCACGCTGCCACCATCGCGGAAGTAGACCCAGATGTGGCAACGCCCAATCAGCGTAACGCCAACGTGCAGTTGATGCAGGACTGGTATGCACTCACGCCGCAGTCAAAAGAAATCTACCGTAAGGCTCGTGACTTCTACGATCGCCGCTATTCTGAGTACAAGCAGGTCATGAATCGACGCATTATCCAGATGCGACAGCTTGGTGTGTCGGAAGCAACAACTACTGAAATTCGCAACGAGTTTGAAAAGAACAAACGCAAAGGGCCGTACTTCCCACTGATGCGCCACGGGCGATTCTGGTATCAGGTTGGCACTGGCAAAAACCGCGAGTACTACATGTTTGAGACAGCGGGCCAAAAAGAAATGCACATGGCTGAGCGCCTTGCGCAAGACCCATCCTTGGAAGATTCTATCAAGGAAGGTTCCGAATACGCGCAGCAGATGGACTTACACGCCCAGCAATCAAACTTTTTGAAGAGTGCGTTTGAGGCAATTGATAGCACCAACTTTACGGGTCCAACCGCCGCCGCGCAAAAGCAAGAGTTGAAGGACAGCTTGTACCAAAGCTTCTTGTCCAACCAGCCAGAGCACAGCTTCCGAAGCCAATTCATGCACCGCAACAACGTGGCTGGTTACTCAGAAGACGCCCTGCGTAACTTTGCTGCTTCGTCATTTCACATGGCCTACCAACTGGCCCGGTTTGAGCACGCGCCCGATTTATTCTCTAACATTGAAGCGGCTCGATTGCAGATCAAAGATCGTAGTGAAGCTGGGGCTGCTCGTAATGTTGAGTTGTCCCGCGAGAACAACGAGCTGAGCGATTACGTAAAAGAAATGGAACGGCGTTTGGGTCTGATGCTCAACCCAACAGACGTCGGAACAATACCATCGTTTCTGTCCAACGTGGGGTTTGTATGGTACCTGACCGCGCCCGCATCGGCAATCGTCAACGTATTAGGCGGCATGATTATTGGCTTGCCTACTTTGGTTGGGCAAGAAGTAAAAGCCAACCCAAAGATGTCTTACGCACAGGCAACGGTAAACGCTCTTTGGCACATGAAACAAGTTGCTGGCCAGATCATTGCCACGGGCTTCTCCGTCGAACGGGGTAAACGCCTCCGTGACAACCGCGTTGACTTCCCATCGTTGAGCCGTTCTTCAGAACTGAGCGGCATTGACAAAGCCGCTTACAACCGATTTGTAGCAGACGGCGTGATTGACATTACCGCTGCGTACGATCAGTCTGGTCTGGCCTCTACTCCCACGGATGCTTACGGTGGCAAGTACCACAGGAGTATTGAATTGCTGTCGGCGTTATTCCACAACGCTGAACGGTTCAACCGTGAAGTGATGGCGATGTCTGCGTTCCGTGCGGCTATGGCGCAGCGCAAAGATTACAAAGACCAAGCCCTTGCGTTTGATGAATCTATTGCGGTTGCAAAAGACTCTACGCAGCGGTCGATGTTTGACTACTCGTCGGCAAACAAGCCGCGTTATTTTCAGAACCCAGTCGCTCGTGTGGTGTTGCAATTCAAGCAGTTCCCGCAGCAGATGACGTTCTTCCTGACCCACAACGCGATCAACATGTGGAAGGGCATGTCTCCTGAAGACCGCCGCGAAGCACGGGCGCGGTTTGTTGGCACAATGGGTATGGCTGGTATCTTCTCTGGCGTGACCGGATTGTGGGGTTTCTCCACAGTTGCAATGATTGCCAACGCACTGGTCAACGGCCTGAAGGATGAAGACGACGAAGAAGTGTTTGACTTTGAGTTGGAGTTCACCAAGTGGGCTGCTGATACGTTTGGTCAGAACGCCGGTACGTTGCTTACACGCGGTGTGGGTAACATGGCGGGCGTGGATTTGGCCAGCCGTACAAAGCTCGATGACATGTGGTACCGCGATAGCCGCAAGAACCAAGATGAAGTTGAAGCTTTACAGTCGTTCTTAGTTGAACAATTAGGCCCAACAGTTGGTTTAGCTATTAACGCAGCCGAGGCGATGAAGTTGTTTAATACTGGCCATACTGACCGCGCAATAGAGATGATCGCCCCGGCGTTCATCAAGAACCCATTGGTCGCTGCCCGCTATGCCAACGAGGGCGTAAACACTTTGCGTGGTGATCCGCTGGTTGAGGATGTGGGCTCGTTTGCTTTGCTGATGCAATCTATTGGTTTGCGGCCAGCCGAAGTGGCTGAATTGCAATACAAGAACATCACGATCAAGGGCCAAGAGCAAGCGATCTTGAAGGAACGCCAGAACCTGCTGAACCTTTACGGGATTGCATTCATGGCAAACGATTCGGATACGCTGGAAACAGCTTACGACCGCATCGACAAGTTCAACATCAAGCACCCAAGCGTGGCCATCCCAGCGGGTACTTTGACGAAATCCATTAAGGAGCGTATGACCAAGTCTGCGCAAACTGAAAACGGGTTGTACATCGACAAACGTCTGCGCGGTGTGCTGGACGATAACTCGTAAAAAAAACCCCGCTAAGTTACCCTAGCGGGGTGTTTAAGTCCCAACAACAAGGAGTGCAACTGCGGTTGCGCACCTAGTTTACTTCTTTTTGCGCCAGACCCGCAAGCCCCTAACCCCGTCCTCTACAACTATTTTTACAATTACGGCAAAGCCAAGCCGCGCCATCTTGCGCTCTATTCTTTCTTTTGCGGCTGTGACGCCAACACATGGCACAAAAAAGGAGCTACCAATGGTGAACTCCTGCCAGTCCAATTCGTAACTTACTCCATCAATTCTCATTGGCCGAAGGTGGGGCTACGCCGAGCAGGTCGGAATCAAACTCCAAAGCTTCCACAGGTGGCGCGTGGGTGTCAGTGCCGATGTCCAGACGGACACGTACGGTCGCAAGGTAAGAGCCGTCGCGGCTCAAGCTTTCAAGCATGTCATTGAATGTAATCTGTTTATCTACGCAAAACGTACGCAGGGCAGAACGAATGATGTATATACGCCGGGTGTCAGGCTCATAGCGCACCATGATTGCGCTTCGTGGGTTGACGATCGGTGTGGATGCAATCCCTGACTTAGATGTGCTGTGCTTGTTGATGACCAGAATGTTAGGGTTGTGTTTAAGCAAAAACTCACCAATCACAGCGCCATAGTCCTCCATGCGCAACTGGGTGTTGCCCTGCATGGTGATGACTTCCTTGACCGCCCAGTCAAAGACACGGGATACGTCAATGTCGTGGAGGCCCAGCTTCTGTGCCACGAGCCCGCCAGTCAGGTTTGCTGCCGCCATGCCCGACCAGAATCGCTCCCGTGTGTCGATCTTTGCGCGGCTGTCAAAGATGGCTTGAGTCTTCATGGCTTGGTCAATAATCTCCTCCAAATTCTGCGTGAGGTACTGCGCGTATATACCGCCCGCATGGCCGTAGTTGGTCTGAAGTCTGCCGAACAACTGCTTGGCTTCGCGCTTATCCAGATTGCTGGTTGGGTCAATCTTGTACTGCATCAGCCGCATAAGCTCACCCTCAGAGGTGGCCTTGAGCGCCTCCAGTTTGTCGGTCATGCTGGAGTTAGATGTGCACACCATCATCGTGGCCCAGTACCCCTGTGACTCACGTTCCTCATTGGCCGAGGCTTTCATACGGCGGCGTGGCGCACCTTGCGTGGCGCTGTAGGCCAGATCGGAAAAGTCATCGCCGCTCATCTTTGTCACTTCGTCGATACCCAACGGGAGGTTGCACATCACAGCCATGCGGTGCAGTTTCACGTTCAACGTATCACGCCACTGGAGCATCAGCTCGTCTGGGTGGCCCCATACGCTGTTCATGACTTGCAGGATCGTTGACTTGCCCGTACCGGAGCGGTTGTTCACAAGGTTGATAACACCGCCCTTGATGCCCATAAACTTGATGAGCGGTGCGCCGAAGGCTGTAAACACTGCGAAGGCATGCGGCTCAAAGCCCGGCATGTCGTACACGTTGATAATCTTTTTCCACTCGTCCATGCTGCCCATAGGCCGCAGTGCTGATGCAATCTCCCGTGTCGCCCGCGATGGCGGGCTGTATTTCACAAAGCTTGGGCCAATCTCGCGTGACCCCAAAATAAATTTTGAGTCGTCGTCCGCCCAGCCAAATTGAATTCTCATCATCTCCACCTCTTGTGCTACTTGCAGTTCTTTGGCGCAATCAATAACGTAGTTCAGGATGTTGGCCATCTGCCCTTGCTTGGCCAAAATACCTTGGAACGATACTTGTTTGCGGAACTCTTCTTTACTCAGCAAATCTTCCGTAGATACGGTAAATTCTTTCACCCCGTCACGCGGCAATGTCAGCCGCATCAGGATCGTCTCGCCGTGCCCGACGTCAAACATACGCTTGATGACAAACAGGTCGTACTCGTACACGCATATAACTTTGCTGTCGTCACCGTCCTCAGACTCGGTGTCGTCGTCGCCCTTCTGGGCATAGGCGTAGATGCCGCCGTTCTTGCCACGGAAGTACCGTGACGGGATGACGGGCATAACAAACTCAGAGGTTGTGCCATCAGCAGCGACTGCCAAGATTGGTTTAGTTTCGTCGGCCTTGGCGATCTCATGGCCCAGCACGATCGGTGACTTGATCTGCTTCCAGTGTGGGCAGCTTGGGCACACACCAGAACGGAAGTCATTGAACGTATCGCAAGTGTATGGGCCTTTGATCGAGAACGCTTTGCGCTCCGTGGCATCGGCGGAGTACTGCGGGTGCTTCTTGGAAATAATATGGATGGCCTTGTCGCCGTCCACGCAATGCTTGGCAATAGACAGCCCCGCCCGCCATAGCGGTTCCTCAACATCCGCTTGGTTCTCCATCAAGTACTTTAACTGCTCACAGCCGTTGCCTTGCATAGTCTTGTCAAAGATCGTGCGAAAACGTGACTGGCGATTACCCAGCAGGGAGCGAGTGAACTCATCCAACTGCTTGGGTGCAAACACTGGCTTGGGCTGAACAATCGGCCCCATCAACGCCGTGAAGTCTTCAAACGTCATCGGCTGTGCTGTGTGCATCAGCACCACTTCATTGGCCGGATCATCTTTGAAGTTCAGCGTACCCGGAATACGTAACACCCGAGCGGCGTCCGCTGGCACATCAGGATCAATGATGATGTTAAGTTCAGTGCAACGGGATTTAAACGTAGTCGCCACGGGCAACCACTTGTCGCGTTCCACTGGCTCAGTCAGTGGCCAGTACACATGCCAGCCACGGCCAGAATCTATAATCGTGGGTCTTGGCAACTTGAGCGCTTTGCACAAATCTTTGAGTGCTTGAAACCCTGTATCTTGGTCAATGTAACCTTTTATGCGCCCGTGTTTGTCGGGTACAGCTTTTGTGGGGCCGCAATCAATGTCCAGAAAAAACGACTGCAACATATCGCAGTTTGATGCGTCGCGATTCTCGTCTGTTTTAAATTTGCCGCAACCGAAATACGCATTACGCCCCATCTTTACCAAACGCTCAGCTTCTTTTTCTACTTCTTCCAGCGTTTTGTGGAATTCCTGAATTGGTGGTCTACCATCCAGCAACCCCAGTGTGCAGTACCAACCATCAGTGGCGGGTACTACACAACGCAACAATTCAATGTCCGCCATTTTGAATCCTAAATCCATCACAAAGGAGGGGGTGACGAGGGGCAGACGGAATCCCCTTTCGCTCCGTCGAGCTAGTCACCCCCGAAACTCACCGAGCGCGTTTAAGGTATTCCGTAATCGCGGCGGTAAAAAGATTACCGGGTTCGTACTTACCAGCAAACCAGTTGTAGACAGTTTGCTTGGTAACGCCGAAGAACTCCATGACGTCAGTCACAGGAATCTCCCGGCTGATGCAGAACCTGCCGAGTTGAACCCCGACATTTTTTGAATCAGCTTTCCGGTTGATCTGCACGACCCGCTGTGAGTATCCGATCACTTACTCATCCCCCCACTCGTCAACCAAAGTCGACAAGCCGCTTTTGCCGGGCGTTTTAGAGGCGGCGGATTTGGGTTTTTCTTCGCGCTTAACAGGCGGTGCAATCTGCGCGGCGGCAGAGCCTGCGGGTGCAATCATCTTGGGCAAGGCAGGGGCATCTTTCTTAGTAAAGTTCAGCTTACCCGCATTGATTGCAATGGGGGATTCACCTTGTTCGATAGCGGCATCGTAAGTGTCTTTATCCAAAAATTCAGCATTACTGAATGTCAGCTTGGGGAAGTCACTGTCGGTGTCAAACGTCATGCGGGTGGCCAGCATGTTCAGGTTGTAGCCGGACTGTGCAACATACTTGGCATATTGCAAGAAGGGCATGTGGTCAACATCGCCTTGACCAAACAACGACTTCTGCGGCAGGATCAACTGGTATATATCACCGCCAACATTGTTGCGCATGGTAACAGCCAGACGCATAGAGTAGCGGCATGCAGCGCGACCAGAACCAGCAGAGCCTTTGATAGCTTGCTTGCACTCCTTGCAACGTGCACCCTGTGGGTCTGGCACGTCAGCATCGGGGCGCTCACCATCGCTCGACCAGCAGTCTGGCGTGCTGGTCTCATCGGGGTTGTACTCAGCGCCGTAGTAGGTCTTCTGCACAGCGCGGCTACCATTGACGATCACAACATCCATGTAGGGATCGGTGTTCTTGGCAATTTCTTTGCCGCCATCAATCAAACGGAAGACACGCCCGCGCAGTGTGATGCGCTTGACGCTACCGCCAGAGGACGAGAAGGCTTTAGTGAAGTCGTCCAACTTGACGTTTTGCAAGTGGGCGGGGAGGTCTTGTTTAAATGTTGTTACTTGTGTCATGGTTTACTCCGAAGTTGATGTCTTACGACGCACGGTTACCGCATAGCGGCTATCTACATTCAGACCAGCAGGATACTCGTCAGGATGTTCTTCTAAAAACTGGCGCATGTTGGTGTTGTGGATGCGCTTTTCAAGGACAGCAAATGCCCCATGCTTAGCGACCAGCTTGTACACCGCGTCCCAGTTTGTTGTTGAGTAACGCTTGGATACGCGGCGCATCACAGTAGCGTGTGAGGTTGAGATGCTATCTGCATCAGTGCTGTTGAGCACCTCCAGAAGCTGGCTCTCAATGTTACTTAATTGCTCTGCCAGCAGAGCGTCTTCGGCTTCAAATTTTTCTTTGAGCAAGTCTCTGCGCGTACGGACAGAGATGTATTCGGCGGACAGTTTGTCCACGGATTTTTCTTCCATTTTTAACTCCTAGTTGTGTGGATATTATGCGTCTATACCTAGACTTTGTCAAGCTTCTTCAAGCTCTTTTTTGTACAAGTCAACAACTTTTTCATGGTTGTTGATGTTGCTCTGAAGCATGGTGTACAACCTGCGTTCCACAGGGCTACCTTCAATGTGAACGATAGTCATCGGATTGCGCTGGCCGGGCCTGTCAATACGAGCGTTGGCTTGCAGGTACGTCTCCGTCGACGTAACGGGAGCGTACCAAATAATCGTGTTGGCCGCAGTAAGGGTAACCCCGTGGGCGGCAGCTTGCGGCTGGATGACCAACACTTTTAAGTCGTTTGTTTCTTGGAACTTCTTGAAAATTTCCGTACGCTTGCTCACTGGTACATCGCCGTGGATCACATCGCACTTCACGCCCGCTTTGGTGATGTAGTCCTGCAACAGTGTGATGGTGTGGCGAAACGGAACAAACACAAGCACTTTGTGGCTGGATTCGTTAATCACTTCCTCCACCACGGCAAGGCGGTTGCTGACATCAAAATCGATTATTGCACCGCTGTCTGTGTAAACTGCGCCGCAAGAAATTTGCAGAAGTTTGTTCATCTTTGCCGCCGCATTAACAGAACTAACTTCTTCACCAGCAGCTTCCATCAGCATTTGATTTTTTAATTCTTTGTAGTACTTGCGCTGTTGTGGCGTTGGCGGGGCAACGCGGCTCACATGGGTCACCGCTGGCAAGTCAAGGCAGTCAGCTTTTTCAAACCGGATCGCTGGCTGGAGCATATCAAACACTGTCTGCTCAGCGTTTGGCCGGGGGACCCAACGGAACGGCCCGGCTTGCTGCATCACGGACTCGCGGTAGTCGCCAAAGAATCGTGGGGCGCGGTTAGGTACGCACAGCTTGCCCAGCCCGTACGCATCCACAGGGGACTGAGCGGCGGGTGTGCCCGTCAGCATCCACAGCCATGTGTCGGGCGTGACAAGTTTCTTCATCAGCTTCCAGCGTTTTGTCTGTACGTTCTTATAGGCGTTGGCCTCGTCGATAACGATCAGATCAAACATCTTGTTGGCGATGGCGGATTCTGCAATCGCAGGGATACCGTCGTAATTGATGACAACAAACTCCGCTGAACTGTTGGCAATTCGCTTGCGTTTGTCGGCGCTACCGTAGGCCACATCCACCGTGCGGTGCACAGCAAACTTAAACAGGTCAGCTTGCCATGCGGACTGCATAATGGACAGGGGGCATACTACGAGGACACGCTTAATAATGCCCGCCGTCATGAGATAGTCCGCCGCCCAAATGACAGAGGCCGTCTTGCCCGTGCCTTGCTCGTTAAAACAAAAGCCCCGCGCATTGCTGGACAGAAACTGAGCTGTCTCGCGCTGATGGTCAAAAGGGGTAAACCCCATTGGCCTTGGCCACTTATAGTTTTTCATTTTTTCTTACGTTCTTTCGTAGAGGTCTCGGATACAAGCCCGTGATTGGAGCTGCGCTTGAACGAACGGTTCTTTGCGGCTGACTCAATCTTCACGCCGTCTGCGTTCGACCCGCCAGTAGATAAAGCCTTGATGTGTGCAACATCTTTGCCTTCGCGTTTGTCAGCCTTTCCGTCATGGTCGGCGTCACGGCCTGTCTTGTCGATTGCGCGTCTAGCGCGTTGGCGCTCCATTCGGTTGTCAAGTTCTCCTCGGTCTTTTTGTTGCTCATATTCTTTTTTGTAGGGGCGGGGTTTGTTTACGTATGGCATAGCAGGGTTCCTTTCTAAGACCTAACTAATCTTTTGGGTGGGGGGCATTGGGCGGGATTTCAACGCACATGTAAACAGCTTCGTACTGCCCGCGTTTTGGCCCCATCCATCGGTCAATGTAGACCCCCCACACCATTTTCATTGTGGTGTACAGGGTGTCAGGATTACAGGCAAAATGGCGAGCCATTTGGGTTACGGTTAAGCCGTCTTCAGATGCTAACAACAACTCACGTATTTCTGGGTGTCGGGATTTTGTCATAGCTATTTGCATGCTTATTGGGTGAAGGTTTTGCGGCTCGGCTGTATGTGCCGAACTGTTTGTATCCAAGACCTGTGGTGTCCTCAATCAAGCCAGCTTTCTGGCGACTGCGAAAGTGCGGGTCAAGATAAAAAATACTTGGGCGCGGGTCTTCTTTCCAGCGAAATGGGGAGAGTGGGATTTCTTTCATACGTGTTCCGTTTGTCTGGCCATGCGTTTGAACATGGCGATGTTGTTCTTTAGGGCTCGTGATTCAATGGTACTCGCCGTTAGGACTACAAGGTCAGGAAACTCCGCAAATTTTGCTTTGTAGTGTGACCCTGCGGCTCGTTCCAGATCAGTGACATGGAACCCTGCCGACTCGTATTCCTTGAGTTGTTTACGTAGGTGCTTGGGTATTTGCATGGTGCTTATCCTGTGGTGGTGTGCAAGTGTGGATGTGTGTCAGGTCTCGTGTGCGTTTACCGCATCGGGGGCAGAAGTTTCGCTCCTGCTGTGCCAAGACATCTTCACGCACCATAGCGGCAAAAGCTTCAACACGAGCAGTGAGTTCTTGGAAAGAATCGTGACCCGCCTGTTCAAACCCAGCCTCCCGCGCCATCTCCATAATGGTTCGTTTTCTCCAGCCGCTCATAATTGCTCCTTTACCCATGTGCAATCAAAACAAATCTTCATCATCCAGCGTACAAACCAATTTGGCTCTTGGCCTTTAGCGGGAACATACGCAAGCCCATCGTTGATTTCAGGCTTGTTGCCAAACATGTAGCACTTCCATTCGGACCTACCGGGCTGGGTAAAAAGTTTGTATTCGCCCTTGGCTGTATAAAAATCGTCAGTCATGCTTCACTCCTAAGTGGGTAAGGTGGGAAAGGCCAATTGTCGGGCCACTTGCGTTCAGTCATTTTTTACTCCTTGTCAATGAATACTTCGGCTTGTGTTTCAATCCACACTCGCGCACCGCAGGACAGAGGCTTTTCTGAATAGATTACTCTGCTTGGCCCGTTGATCGTGACTTCGTGAGCGTAGGTTGTGGTCTTGTAAGTTTTAACCGTCAGCACAGGGTCGTTTACACCATTCTTTGCGTTGGCTTTGATGACGTGTTGATTTACATGAATGATTGTTTTCATCTCTTCATCCTCGCCTCTCGGCATGCTTGTTTAACTTCCAACGCTACGTCTGGTGAAAACTCCACCATCGAGCAGTCCATCTTTTTGACCTCCGTCATTGACGGATACATCCACGCGCAGAACGAAATGAACAAGACAAAAGTGACAACAATCAGAACGCTCGTGGCTATCTCTAACAGTGTGTTTAATTCATCGGGCATTTACTCTGCTTTCTTTCTGCGTGGTTTGAGGGATGCGATCCCATAGTCTTCGGGCAGTGGAGGCGGGGCGCACTCCTTGTTCTCCCGCACCCGCATCATCTGGTCAGCAACGTCGTAGGCCCATTGAGCCACACGCCACGGGTCTTGCGGGTGAACAGCGAAGTTAAACGCTCCGCTACTCTCCCGCGCAATCAACCCGTTCATGGCAAACATCGCGGCTAAATCCCGCAAGTTGTCATCATGGCTCATGAATTGCCCAGTTCCCTGTTGAGATACCACAGGGCTTTCTCAAGGTCTTGCTTGCGGTTGCCTTTCAAGTCGGAACGGGCGATGTACTTCACCACGTTACCCAAGTTGTAGTTCAGCTTCTTGGCTTCGATGAAGTCGATCGTTTCAATACCGCCCGCTTTGTAGTGCGCTGGATGATTGACTGGATCGGCTTGCGGCTCAATCATTTCAATCTCACTGGCTTGCATGCGCTGCTTGGGTTTCTCAAGATTCAAACGCAAGCGCCCGATTTGCTCGTCGGTTAAATTTGTAATGTCGTCTTTGGCGATCGTTGTACCCAAGAACGAGGTGACCCATTTCTCTGGCTTGTCAAACGGTTGGACGGGGGGGTTTGGCCCCAGTTCTTTTGCAACTTTTTCAATCACTCCGTTGCTAAGATTCAGCCTGCTGTCTTCGTAGACAAGGACGTTGGGGTAAACGTGCCGTGCAATTGCGGCCTTGTTTTTCTCAGCATAAGTTTTTAAACTTTTGTGTTTTACGGAATACACATAAGAAGTCGAAGTTCCCACTATCTTGGCAATCTCTTTAGCTGGCCTGTTCAGGTCTTTGTTTAACAGTTCGAGAATTTTGTTTGTGATGGTTTGCTTTTTAGCCATTTACTTTCCTTGGTTGTGAACACATGATGTAACCGGGCACCAGCCACGGCATGTAAAGTTGGGCTTGGCGTTCCAGATATCGTTTTCAACCGATGACTGCAACTGCCCAACATCTGAAACCCACTGACCCCAAGTCGCTTCTTGGTCGTCAGCAAGGTACTCAGCCTTAACGAAATCGTCAGCGAACAGGAACATCAGGCCCGCTTTGACTTTCTTGACTTGCGGAAAGTGCTTGAAGATCGCAAGCGACAGCACTTCCAGTTGTTTTAGATCGGCGTACTGGCTCTTCTTGCCCGTCTTGTAGTCGATGGTCAGAGCGCGATCGCCTTGCAGGATGATGATGTCAGCGATGCCGCGCCACCAAACTTTTTTATCGAAGAACCCGCACGGCTGGAGGTCAGCGGTCAGGCCCAGCTTGTTCTCGCACAGCTTATCGCCCGACATGGCCTTTATGGACGCGAGTGCTGGCTCGATCTCTTTGTGTTCTTCTGGAATAGGTACATCCTTGGCAATGTATTCTTCGGCAATCTTATGAATCTTGTTGCCGAACATCATTGCTTCGCCCGGCGGCTCAACAACGTCCTTGGCAATCTTGAGGTGGTAGTACTTCTTAGGACACTGCTGATACAACGACAGCGTACTGTACGACCATGTAATAGGCTTACTCATTAACAATCTCCGTAATTTTGAGCCATGCCGGACTCACAGTTAAGAGGCAACCCACGCGCCCATGCGGGGGGAGTCCTCATACATTCTTCGATGTAGGCGCGGGCCTCGTCAGCCTCATCCTCACGCACTACGCAAGCGATGGCATCGTGCACGGTCAACACTGCGCGATACCGCTTCTCAATCTGGATCATCTGTTCGCCGATGATGCAACGGGCCACGGCTTGGCACAGGTTCTCTGCGATCTTGCCGCCGTACAGTTTGTTCGGTCCCATCCGTGTCATGTAAGTGAACTCGCCATTGCTGTGGCGGGTCAACTCTGGATAGTTCTGATACAGCCCGTTGGGTAACAGGATGCCCGTGAACGGTGACAACTGCATAAGACCAACGCTGTCAATTTCGGCGGGTTCGTTCTGGAGCATCTTGTGCATAACGGTGGTACTCAGATGGGTCCACCACGACGAGATGTTGACGTTGACCGCACGGTACTGCTTGATGATGTACTTGCACATGTCGATGTCTAACTCTTTACCCATCGAGGACAACTGCATCTGGAACTTGATCGCGCCCATGCCGTAGCCCGCGCCAAGCACGGTGGTCTTGCCAATGAATCGCTGGTCAGCCGACACTTCGTTCTCCGCTACGCCGAAGATCGCGCTGGCCATGTGCTTGTACACATCCTTCTTCTCTGAGAACAGGCGCAAGATAGAGTTCTCGCCCGCCAGCCACGCCAACACACGGGCTTCGATCTGAGACGAGTCGCAGTCGATGATGACATGCCCGCGAGGTGCAACCAGACAACGCTTGAGCTTGCCGCCCTCCGCGCCACGGCTCGGCAGGTTCTGCAAGTTGACCTTATCGGACCCGCCCCACCGCCCGGTATGGGCCGCATAGTACTTCAACGGAATAGGTAGGCGACGAAGAGCGCCGCCGATCGGCCCGCGCTTGGCGATGGATATGAAACGCTCGGTGCGGGTTTCTTCGAGCGTAGACTTAGCGCCAACACGAGCCGCAACCAATGCTTGCACAACTTCATTTTCGTGCTCAAGCAAGCTCATAAACTCTTTGTCACTCTTAGCGAACGCATAGGTCTCTTTGCCCGTAGCCGGACTGATCTTCATCGGTGGCCTAACACGATTTTGTACGAGCAATTCTGCAAACTTCGCGTTGCTGTTGAGTACCTCTTTGGTAATCTGGGCATCGGTGAACAACTTCTCTTTGCGCTCACGCACACCGATCAAGTGTTGCTCAAGGCGCTCAGTGTCGAGCTCCAGCAGTGGATCGCTGAACATGCGGATGGTGATGTCAATCAGGCGCTTCTCTGATACAGGAAAGCCATTGTTCATCTCACCGTACAGCTTGTACGTCAGGTCAACGTCATTGATGCAGTAGCTTGCGTACTGGGCCAGATGCTCGGGAGTGAAGTCTTCACGGCGAAAGCCCTTGGCGTCCTCAACCTCTGTACCCTTTGCACCCAGACCGAAATGTTCAACCAACGCACGGAGACTGCCGCCCACCTGCGTACCGAACATGGCCCGTGCCATTGACAGCGTATCAAGCCACGCCTTGGGTTTCTGACCAAACACCCATGTCAGGATGGCGGCGTCGAACATAGCGTTATGGGCTAACACGAAATGATTCGCCCAATCGAAGCCCGCGATCCACTCAGCCGTTGCTTGATGGTTACCGGAAAACCACTCGGTGGGCTCGTCATTCACTTTGACCGCCAGCCCAATCACTTGGAACTGCGGATCACGCACGTACTCCTCGGTCGTCAGCTTGGTGAGCGAAAAGTCCTTGGAGTAGAACGTCTCAAAGTCGATGGTAATCATTTGATGGCGTTTCCGTAGACCGCACGGGGGTCGGTGTATGTGGCGTTTTGCAACGGGTGAACGGTTTGCTGCCCCGGCACTGTTCCGTTCCACATGGCCGTTGTCATTTTGGAAATAATTTGTTCAGCCTTATCACGTTCATCTTCCTGATTGAGTACGATGCACATGGCCTTATCCAAGGTCTTAGCCCGTTCGTATTTAGCCAATCCCTGCTTAAGCAAGTACCGTTCGTATCGCGTCAGATTGTCCACGTGTATCAACGATTCAATCTTCCTTCGGGAACTGGCATCAAGGGCCGCGCCCTCGTTGTCAATCTTCTCTAACAAAGCTTTGATTTGATCGGGGATGGGCCAGCGCAGTAGCTTGGTCAGCATGGTGTTGTTCCTTGATGTATTGGAGATGTTGTTCTACTTCATGTATGTTGCTCTCGCGGATGAGCAACGCAGTCGCGCCCGCAAGGTATATACTTTGAAGTTCCCGCAGTTGCAATGCCGTGGGTTTGTTACCGCCCGCCTTGCACTCAATCGCTATGAAGTGACCGTGCAGACAGCCTACGATATCTGGGATACCAGCACGGCCAAAGCCGTTGCTCGGTGGGTAGAAGTAGTAAGCGCCGTACTGCTTGAGTAACGCCGTTACCTTGTCCTTGACTTTCTTTTCTGGTGTTTGTGCCATGCCTTAAATATAGCGGCACAGCTAGACTATGTCAAGGCTTTTTTAAAAAATATTTTGTAGGTGGAAACACTAATAGGGTTGCGGATTCGTCGACAACTTGTCGATGTGTCCAGACAAAAAAAGACCCGCACTAGGCGGGTCAGTTGGTTGGTTAAGTATGGTCTACAACAGCGAAGCAGTCTCCGTTGTATCTGTAACCTACGTCGAGCACAAGCTCGTTGTCTTGCATAAGCTGGAGCACAGATATGTGATTCTGTGTTTGTTCAGATAGCTCCTCAAACGCGCTGAACACAGCAGTCCTGTTGTCTTGCGACACAGCAGTCCCGCTGTCTTGCGTATCCTGCCGCCAATGTATGTAACCTCCGTTGTGTGCGCGGTAATATCTATACGGCATGTTAGCCATGTGGTTGGCAAGCCGATACTCCGACATTGCATTGTGATATTTGGCCGAAGTAAATGTTGGCTCTACATCTCGCTTCAATTCGGGTGGTATCTCCATGTTGTTGAGATGTAAGTACAGATAGTGATGCAAGTCAATAGTCCTGCCCACCAAATGGCCCGACGCTATGGGCCTACGCAAGTCCATCAGTGTATCCCTCATTGAGTTGCTCACTGTGTTTTCAGTCTGTTCCATCAACTCATTCATATTCTGTGGAACGAATACACGCTTGGCTGTGCGTACGGCCACATCCAGTTTGGCGGTCTTCGTCACGTTCTGACTGCCGCGCTCATTGTTGATGCGCCATGAGTTGATACAGTACACAAGCTCAGACCCACTGGTACGCACGTACCGCACGTCGACGGATATGGAGCCGAGAAGCTCCGAGCCGCAGTGCACGTTGAGTTTGTAGATATAACGCAGCCCGTCCACACGTTCGTTGAAATTGCCACGCCCGCGAGGGCGAACGCTCGACAACCGCTCGCGCATTTGTTCGTCTATGCCTTTGGTACCGATCGTGTAGGTTGGATTACGCAGGGCGATCTTATCCACCAGCTCCGAGAGGAACGGGTCGACAACGAACCCTGTATGAAGTTGTATGTTTGCAAAGTTTGCCATGTTGTCACCATTGAAATTTGTTGAGAATATTTTGCACATCAGTCTTCAGCTCAAGCCGCGCACTCGGCATCGCCCGCAAGTCTTTGATGTCAGTGCTTGTCACCGCCTGCTCAAGCATACGTCTCGCTTTCTCCAGCTCAGGGTCTTTCGTCACATTCAACCGAGTCAGCAAGTCGCAAAGCTCTACGGCGTTGTCGATGATCGAGTCACGGAAAATCTTACGATCACCGTCCTCGTTGTCAGTCAGTCGCTCAGCCATGCGATTGAGCATGGTGTGCAACCTGTCCCACGGGTCACGCATCGCCTCCGCTAACTTGTCGCTGAACATCTTCTCGTACTGTTCTTGCAAGTCAGCCTTGATGCGGGCCTCGCAGTTGATGCGGAAGTCACCACTCTCTGGCACAGGCAGGAAGTTGTACTCGAACTTGAACCTACGGGGCAACGTCTCTACATCAGGAAACTCGTCGGCCTTGTACCACTTGCCTAGCTTGAACGCCTGATCGTTCTTGAGTTGCGGGTAGGCGGCAATGAAGTCACTGACCAACGCAAAGTAGTTGGCCTCCATCGTTGCAAGTTGTTCCCGATACTTGAAAAAGTTCTCCATCGGCAGTAAGCCAATGCCCTTCATCCAAGGCAGGGTCTGCGTACCGTTCCACGCACGACACTTGGCCGCATACTTCTCTATCTTCTTGAGATGGTCACTGCCCGCCATTAGGTACTTGTACACCGAGCCCGAGTCTTGGTCGGCTTCCTTGGAAGTATTGATCTCCATTGTGGTTTCGTTGTCACGCTTACGCGCAGTCCACGTACTGATACGCAACTCGACCAGCATTGCCATTGATGACAATGACATGGGAAGTACGTTTGCGTTAGCGCCGGGGTTGGTGACCGTAGTCGTATTCTCTAGCATCATGATATCCTCTTGAAAGTTTGAAAGTTAATTAACGGACTTATCGACCGAATGTCGATAATTCCTCGAAGGTTGGCAGCTTGTAGCTGTTGAAGTACTTGGCGTTTGTGCGGCTCGGTATCTTGCCATCGGGTAGACGCACAATCTCAAACACCTTGTCACGGTGCAGGTGTGATGCGATCTCTTGCAGTACACGGTCGGCCTCGGCAAACTTGAGTTTGTAAACCTCCTGCCTGTACATATACTGCCCGTAGCGTAAGGCGATAACTTTCATGGCGCTCACCCAATCCTCGGCGTTGTCGCTCGTCACCCACTTGTCCAGCACAGCGCAGTGGTCAGTGCAGAACCCCGCACAGCGGTAGTTACTGTACGGTGCTCTCCACAACCGATTGATTAACTCGCTCAGTGCGTAAGAATACGGCTCGTTATTCTTACTACGCTTGTCACGTTCCTCCTCGACCTGCTTGTATGTAGCCACGCCCGCTACGCCGCTGAACATTTCTTCAATGTAATGGCGCTCGTCATGCGGTATCTCGTTGGTGATTGCAGTCACGATCGTTAGCCAATCACGGAACGGCTCGTACTTCTTCATCACTTTGTCGAGCACGCCCCTGCGTTTACGGAACGCATACGCAACAGGCTTGTTGAGAAAGAAATACTTGTCGCCCACCTTGGAGAACTTGAACACATCCCCCGGCTGCATCAAGTAACCCTTGTCCCCGTACATCAAGAACAAGCGAGTCTTTACCCACTTCATACGCATAGTGTTAGGCAGGAACGGCGTGATGTTGTCTGGCGTGAACGCAGAGTAGTAAGTTGGGCAAAAGACCTCAAACGTGTCGTCTGCGTGCCACCGCACGAACGGCTTGCTAAAGAAGCACAAGTCGACGGTGTCGTCGTCGGGCATGGCCATGCTCGCCATATAGTGATGACGGCGGCTACCCAAGGGCCGAATGTTGTTCGGGTTGCCACGGATAGGGGGCGTGCCCGTGTACCATTTCTTTGCCTGTGCAAAGTCGTGCAGTCTTCGCACGCATGCTGTGTTGTATCCCATTTCAGTTTCCTCGTTTCAATAAAGCGCGTTGAATAATAGACATGCCTTCTGACAGCGTGCCCAAGTAATGCAGTCTCTTGAACTGCTGTAACGTCAGGTTCTCTCCTGATCTACTCCCAATCTTTGGATGCTCTTCTTTCACATGGACAACTCGTCCACGTTCCTTAACCAATAAAGGCATAGTGTTCTCCTTGGATTTACCGACAAGCTGTCGGCCATTCCGTTTCGTTGAAGTACAAGGCGATCAAGTGACGAATCACCTGACCGTTCGTGGGTTTAAACCCAAGCGATGCAGTCAACTCCCCGCGCACGTCCTGTAACAGGTCGAACGTCTCGCGGTTCAGGTTGATTGCGTACAGGCTTTCTTTCATGGGTTCTTCTCTTTCTCACGCATGTTTGATTCCACTTCCATACGCAGTGCGCCGTGAAACGGAGTGATCGATGCCGACATTGGGTTCACCTTGCGGTAGACCACAAAGTCAGACGTACCCTTGCGCCACTCAGTGCCGACGGTCACAGCCGCGCCTAGTATCTCAGCCACACGCATTGCCTCGTCCATCGAGAGCACGTACCGCCCGCTCTCCACGTTCAGAATAACTTCGTCTTCGTAGTTCATGTGAATATCTCCTCGATTGATTCGCAATTCCAATCTGAGTCACTGATGTTGACGCAGTTGTGCTCGATGTGCTGCCACGCTTTCTTCTCAGCTTCGTCCTCGCTCTCAGCCTCCACCGTGACGGTGATGTAGCTCGTGCGTTGCAGTTCTACTTCGTACGTTTTCATACTTACTCCTTCACATTGACAAGCTGGCCACGGGGTGGCGTGTAGCTATCGTTGCCGATGATGCACCACAGCACCGGATACTTACCCCCGACCCAGTTCGCCGGTTCACTGTGCATATGCCCATCCGAGAGAATGACAAGCGCATCAGGGGCTATGCCGTTCTCTTTCATGAACACAGGTACGCAGTCGGGGTCAGTGCCGCCACCACCCACAGGGTTGGTGCGTTTCACGATGTCACCCTTCGCGCCCGTATAGGTCTCATGACCTGCTACTTCAGTATCCCAATACATCACATCGACGCGATCTGGATTCACGTCTTTGATGATCTTGTTCAACTCCGACAGGAACGCATCCAAGATCGGCCCTTGTATGGAACCCGATGTATCGAGACCCACAGCCAAGTGCTTGATGCGCTTGCCCATGATCGACGGCAGGATGATGTCTTGCCACAGGTAGTTCTTGTGAGCCTTGCGCCATGACGGAGAATCACGATCTTTCAGGCTGGTCTTGATGAACCTACGCAACACCTCACGCCAGTTGACCTTGGGTGTCAGCATCTCTGCCATCTCGCGGCTCATCTTGCCACCGACCTTGCCCGCATAGATACCGCCTTGCCGCAGGGCTTGGTCGATGTCGTCAGCAAGTTCTCGCTTCTCCTCCTCGGTCATGCCATCAACTGCTTCCTTCCAGTCATGCTCGTCAAACCCGCCATGCCCGGACTTATCGCCATCTTGACGATCTTTCCCTTTGCCGCCGACTCCACCTTCGTCGCCGCCGTCTTCACCTTCCTCACCTTCTTCGCCGCCCTTTTCTTTCTTCTTCTTGCGCAGGATATCAAACACTTGGCGTGTATCCATCCCACGATACGCAGGGTCGAGCAAGCCCATCACCTTACCGTCTAAACGGGGTATGGCGATCAGCTTCTCGTTCGGGTCGAGGTCGACGAGCTGAATGTTGATGACGTAGTCACACGCATGATTTGCACAGTTATGGTCGATGTCATGCAACGATTTCCACGTTGTTAGGTGGCGGTATGCCTTGTGCATATTCTCATGCAGCACAAGAAAGGCAAGCTCCTTGTCACTCAACCCATTCACGAACTCGCGCCCGTACTGTGCGTCACGCCCGTTGGTGCGGGCAGTGATCGGCAGGTCGACCACGCTCGTCTTGCCCACCATGAACAAGCCCGCGAACAACGCGAACTCAGACGAGCGCATGAGGCTAACGTGTACCAACTCTATGCGCTGTTCAGCGGTTAGTTTCTTAATCATTTTGTTATCCTTTCAAGCCAGCAAACATATACTGATTCTCACGAGCCCACGCTACGAACGCAGGATGAGCAAGCGCCCATGCCTTCTGCGTCTTGACTTCAAGCAAGCTGTTGATGAACAACGCTTGTGCTTCTTTCGGCATACGCTTGACATAGCGCATCCATGTACCGAACGTCTCCCGTTTGGTAGCAGTCACGGCCTTGAACATCAAGATACATTGAGCCGCAGGGCTGGTCGGAACCACAGCACCATCGGGGTCACGCTCGATAGCGTCACGGGTCGGGAGCTGATCGGCAAGCGTGATGTATGCTTGCAAATCACGAGACGCAGAGATACCCACAGTGCCATCGAGCGCCGCAATCAACGAGTTCTGTGTGATGCGATCACGAACGCTAACCCAGTGCGATGCTTTGAACAACGAACGAGGCGAGACAAACGCAACCTGCGATGCGTCCGACGGGTTGAAGATATATGGATTCTCTTTCTGTCCACCGTCCATGTACGATGCCAAACAGTGCGGATACTCGGTGACCCACGCCATGATCTCGGGGGCCACGCCCGCATTGCCCGCCCACACCAGCCATTCTTCAGCAGTGGGCTTCATGTAGGTCATCCACGTCTGCCTGTTACGAGTGTGCGCCTTCGCACTGTCGCCTACTCCGTCCCCGTCCATGTTGCCCGTTGTGAACACGATAGTCTCTGGGTGCAGGTTGAATGTACCCAAGCGGCGTTCGTGCAACAGCGGGTGTAGCGTGTTACGCACATAGTCATCGGTCTTGGTCCACTCGTCGATCATGATGATCTGCGGCACGTTGAGATGCAAACCAAAGTAATCGGCAGGGTAGAAGTCCAGCGTACGCGAGGTGTGGTTGGGGATGGGCATGCCCGCCTGACCCACATCGGTGTTCGGCCCGTCGATATAGACTTTACGGAACCCTGTACGTTCAACCAGTACATCCTGAATAGCCGTCTTGCCAACGCCCGGCTCGCCTTGCAGGTGAACGCTGTTGTGGCCCGAGTTGAGAAGCAAGTCAACCGTTTCTGTGAAGTTGACGCGGCGGGTGAATTTGATATCTGACATTTGATTTCCTAATAAAAGAGTGTTGCCCCATACGGGGCGGTTGGCGGAGTCATCGACACCATGTCGATTAATCCGATCGGGTGGCTTTCTGGTTGGTGTCTTTTAGTGTCTGGGGTGCAGACGCCTCGGTCACCAACATATACGGCCCCTTGCCATACGGCTGAACAACGCACCAAGATGCGCGTTCGGTCTGTGCGGCTTCTTCGCCGCAAAACAAACAGAGTCGGTAGCCCAAGGCCCACCGCTCTGAGTGCATGTCATCACCGCATTGTGTGCAGTGACGCCAATTCATGTCGTCGGCTGCTACGCCAACGTCATCGTATTCTCTAGCTATGTATCTCATTCGATTTCCCAAAGTGAATAGAGCCATTTACCATTGCTGATCTGGTTCCAGTACAGCGGCGTGTAGGGTATACCCGCCCGCTTGGCTTCGGCAGTGGCAAAGATGCAACCCATCTCAAGCACTGCCCGCTTGACGGTGGGCTTGAATTCCATCCAATCGCAAGCCATGTACTCGCGCAGGTTCATTCTGAATGCGCTCTTCATTACGGTCTCCAGTAGTACAGGTCGAGCAGCACAACGATGATGCACAACAGGAACACAACACGCTCGAAGCGTTGGAAGGGTGTGAGTTTCATGCCAGCTCCTTGGTGCGCTTGTTCATGTACTCGATGACCATAGCGGGCGTGTACTTCAAGCCCGTGTTGCGGTCGAAGGTGTTGACGTTGGGGATGAACGCCTGAGATGCAAACTCCGCCAGCTTGCTGAGCAACTCGTAGTCGGTGATGAGATGGTTAAGATGCAACTCAACGATTGGTTTGCATTGCTCGATGAGGCGAGCGTTGTGCTCGTCATGATTGAGGGTAGTCATAAGAACTCCAATAAAGAAGGAACAAAGCGGACAAGTCGACAGGCTGACGAAAAGTCCGCTGTACGCTAGCGAGTAACACAATCGTTAACTCATCTAATGTACAAAGTACATTATAGCATACTAATTAGACTTTGTCAAGGGGCTGTCCGTGTTATAGGCACCTCGTCCGCTTTCTGGGTTACTCGTCCCAATCGGCAATCATCTTCTTGATCTTGGCTTTCTTTCGCTCCTCGATGGCGGCAAAGATTCCCGTGGTCATCCACTCGTCCGATTCTTTCTTCAGTGCGGCTTCTTCTTCCTCGGTGCGCTCTGCCCGCTTGGGGGTCAGGCGGCTTGAGAGAACCAGAACGGGCGCGGTGGGCTCGTCGCTTGCTACGGATCGGTGAGCGTTGGAGATTTTTTGCTGGAGTTTGGATGCGGGGAGCTTCTGGCAATCGAAGCCCGCTGATGCTGCCGCTGCAATCAGGAGTTTGATCGTGGCGGGTCGAGTTGGGCTGGTCTGCGAGATGACCGCCTCGGATGGAAGCATATGGCGGATTTTCTCCTGATCGGGGAGGAGGCCCGTGTAGAAGCCCGTCCCGTCTTGCCCGCCTTGCCTCGTCCGGTACTCCACCACTTTGCGGCTTTCGGAATGATGGTAGGGGTTGACGCAGTTGGGGGTGTTGCACCACTTAACGAGCCGTCCCGATGCTGGAAGGAACCTACAGGTGATGAATAGGGCACGAACGATGGTGGTCGTTTGCAGGGCAACGGCAAGGGGCGAAAGTGGGGCAAGACATGGGTTATCTATAGAAAGTCCGTGTTTGTGCCTCCAGATGAAGCAGCCGTCGACGACATCGCAGTTGTCGATCAGGTCGTCAGCGTTGGCGAATTTGAGCTTTCTTGGCATGATGGCGTCCTTTAGCAAGGTTATATTAAGAGGGTCAATGCGGATAGCAAGACTGTACGAACACACTGTGTTTTATACTGACTTTCTATACCACAGTCAGATGATATGGGCTGTACAGAGAGATGTCAAGGGGTTGAGCCGTTTAAATACAAAAGAAAGAAACGGATTGAGCTTTTTTTGGAATTGAGAGAGAGGGAAGATTTTTTTGGCGATGGGCGGTGCGGGGTCGGGTGGGGTCGGGGCTTGGAAAAACCTTTTCTCTCAATCTCAAAAAAAGACTAGTCCCTCTTATATTATTTATCTTTTAAGATAGAAGAAGAGAGAGAAACCTAGGAAAATCAAGGACTTGCGAAAATTCGGGATAAAAGGTCGATATAAGCCACAGAGGTTAAATACAGTCTTGCTATCCGCACGCACCTTTTTAGGGACTTTCTATAATTGGGCATTGCGTTGCTAGGTGGGGAAAGTAGTTTGCTCTTATTAGGGCCATGCCCGCTATTACTATCCAAAAAGTCATCAATCATGCCCAATACTTGACTGATTACACACCAAGCGAGGCCCCTTGCGGGCGTAGCGGGCGTGAAAACGAAAACCTAATGCTTCAAAGACAAGTCGACAGGGCTGTCGATGTGTCCATGCCCGCCATGCGGCTTGGACTAACCCGTTGCTCGGACTGGCCCGTTGCGGGGGAACTGGTATCGGGCGGGCAGAGCCACCGCTAGGCCAAAAAAAAGCCCGCCACGCCGAAGCGTAGCGGGCGAAGCGAAAGGGGCCGAAGCCCCGTGGGTTTAGCTAAGCAACATCAAGACTTGATACAGCATAGAGTCAGCATCATCCGTGCCCGCTTTGGCTAACTCTTTTACGCGGGTAATGATCTTGTCAGCAGTGGCCTTGCGCTGGTTTTTCTCGGCATCCAATTCCACAGAATTGCGCCGCTCAAGTTCTTTCGCCAGTTTCTGAGCCTGAGCAATCGACTTGCTATCTCCCTTGCGCAGATGAGCATCACGCAGATCGAGCAACTCGCCATCACCAAACTCGGCGAGCTTTTGGATTTCCTCAGCCCGCTTCGCCGCTTTGCGCTCAGCATCTTTGGATTCGGACTTAGGCTTGACGAACTCGAACGCTGAGCCAATGCGATTGATCTGACGCTCCCAGATTTTCTGAGCCGCATCGTCAGACTTGCCCTTGTCGATAGAGCCAGCTTTGTGCTGATCCCGAACCCACATGAACACCTCATACGAAGCGCCCTTGATAATATCGTGCAGGTTTGAATCGAGCACATCTAGTGCTTGCTTACCCTGAGCCATCAGCGACTCAGCCGCCAAGGTTTCTTCACCGATGGTGAAGATTGTGTCCTGCAACTCGACAGCGGGACGGTCGCCAATCATCAAGACAGCGGGCGAAGCGACAGCAGAGGTCGCAGTGTTAGCAGTATTTGCCATGATCTTTTCTCCAATATAGAAGGTAGGCAGAAGCGCCACGGACACATCGACATCGTGTCGACTTGTCCGACAGGGAAAGTGATCGCTTTCCCCATGTATGTATAATATCATTCTGGTATACTTTAGGGTAATTTTCCACAGCGATTGAATGATGATGGATTCGGATTCGCCTTGCCCGCTTCGGATAAATCGCCCAAAAAAAATCGACTTGTCTCCGGCTAGACCGTTGGCAGTTCGAAAAAAGTCCGTCTCCGGCTGACCCACCGGAGGGGCACCACCCAAATATAGGCAACGGAGAGTCCCGTCACACATACACAGTGTTCCGCGCAAACGATTAGCAAAAATTAAAATCACTTAGCAAAAATAAAAAGGCTTAGGGTTTACCCCACCCCCTCAATATAGAAACACCCCCCGTCAAGGTACCCCGAGCGGGCGAGGCGGGCATAGTTATTTTTGTCACCCTAACCGGCTAGGGTGACGGGGTTAAAAATCTGTGTTACATTCCGCCCATCTACATGGAGTGCCTTTTTCCTCTATGACCTTGCGAATCACGCCTGAAAAAACTGTGCCATATCCGGATAGCCTCGAACCGGAGGTGGCGTCGACTCTGCGCGAGAACATGCAGATCGCTGCCAACACGGCAGCGGTGTTGGAGGGCTTGGGTGCAGATTTCGACGATGATGCCGCTGCCGCCGATGAAGCCAACGAGGTGTTCAAGAACTTTGCCGACCTCGCCGCGCAACAGTTCAACGAGGCGATGCAAGAGCCGCCGAAGAACAAAGGCGGACGCCCGCGCAAACATCCACTGCCCTCTCTGACGATTGACAAGAACCCGATTTCGCTGGAGCGCCCATCTGTCGCTGCCCGCATCGGCACAATGCTCAGCGAGTACAACAATCAGTTTGTTGCTGACGCTGCACAAATGCGCTTGGTCGTGACGAACAAGTTACTCGACTTAGCCAGCTGCGGTGATCCAAGGATTGAGATCAAAGCCACAGAGATGCTGGGCAAGATTTCAGACGTCGGGTTGTTCTCTGAGAAGACTGAGATTACCGTCACCTACAACAAGGTGGAAGATTTGGATGAGGCGATCAAGGACAAGATCAGGAAGATGATGCGGCTGCATGCCGTGGATATCTCACCGATCGAGGTGGATGTGGAAGCCGCATTCGGTAAAGCGGAAGTTCTGGAAAATGTAACGCCAAAAGAGGAGTCAGATGACAGCGCAAGCGTCTGACACACTCGATCCGGAGTTCAAAGTTTTGCTGGCGCAGTTGGATAAGCTGCCCGATTCGCAGAAGATGATTATTTTGCAGGACTTGGAGCGTCGTGAGCAGATGCTGGAGAAGCAGCTTGCACAAGATACGTTCATGGGGTTCGTTACTAGGGTGTGGCCGGAGTTCATCGGCGGGCGTCACCACAAGATTATGGCCAAAGCGTTCGAGCGAGTGGCCAACGGGGAGTGTAAAAGGCTGATTATTAACATGCCACCCCGCCATACGAAGTCGGAGTTTGCGAGTTACTTGTTGCCCGCTTGGTTTCTAGGTAAATACCCTAATAAAAAGGTGATCCAGAGCTCAAATACGGGTGAATTAGCGGTTGGATTTGGTCGAAAAGTGCGAAATTTGGTTGATTCGGAGACTTATAAGACGATTTTTCCGAATTTGGAGCTGCAACAGGACTCGAAAGCGGCTGGTAGGTGGAATACCAGCAAGGGCGGCGACTATTTTGCGATTGGTGTGGGCGGAACGGTCACCGGTAAGGGTGCGAACCTGCTGATTATTGACGATCCGCACTCAGAACAGGAAGCTGCGCTCGCCGCGACGAACCCAGATGTGTTTGATAAGGTGACGGAGTGGTATACGTCTGGCCCGCGTCAGCGTTTGCAGCCGGGCGGGGCGATCGTGATCGTGATGACACGCTGGGCTCAGCGGGACTTGACGGGTCAGGTGCTCAAAGCAGCAGCGGCGCGAGGTGGTGAGCAGTGGGAGGTGATTGAGTTCCCCGCCATCATGCCCTCGGGTAAACCCCTATGGCCAGAGTTCTGGTCGCTGCATGAGTTGGAGGCGTTGCGTCAAGAACTTCCGAACGCGAAGTGGCAAGCGCAGTATCAGCAGAACCCTGTAGGTAACGAGTCGGCGATTGTGAAGCGCGACTGGTGGAAGTGGTGGGAGACTGATACGCCGCCGCAGTGTGACTACATTTTGCAGGCTTGGGATACGGCGTTTGAGAAAAGTCAGAGGGCTGACTACTCGGCGGGCACGACGTGGGGGGTGTTTATCAATGATGAAGATAACTCAACACCCAACATTATTTTACTCAATACGTACAAGAAGCGGGTTGAGTGGGTGGAGCTCAAGAAGGATGTGTTCAAGGAATACGAGGAGTGGGAACCTGACAGTGTGTTGATTGAGAAGAAGGCGACAGGTGCGCCTCTAATCTACGAGCTTAGAGCAATGGGGATTCCGGTGCAGGAGTACACGCCCAGTAGGGGTCAAGACAAAATTGCCCGCTTGAACTCGGTCTCAGACATAATTGCGTCTGGGAAAGTGTGGTTACCGCGCACGCAGTGGGCTGAAGAATTGGTTGACGAAGTAGGTTCGTTCCCGTCGGGCGAACACGATGACTTGGTTGACTCGATGACGCTTGCACTGATGCGGTTCCGCCAAGGCGGGTTCCTTCGACTGCCGTCGGACGAGCCAGAAGAGATCAGATATTTCCGCAGCAAGAAAGCTGCGTTCTACTAAGGATTGATATGGCAACAAATATGTTCCCCTCACTGTCGCAAGCTCCGCTGGGCTTGGACTCACTGGCACAACCAGAGGACATCGCAGATGGTCCGGGCATTGAGATTGCCATCGAGAATCCAGAGGGCGTGCAGATCGGGCTTGACGGCATGGTCATTGACTTGATGCCCAAGGAAGAAGAGGAAGATTTCAACGCCAACTTGGCCGAAGAGATGGACGAGGGCGAACTTCAGAAGGTTGCGGGTGACTTGCTGGAGATGGTGGATGCGGACATCAACAGTCGCAAGGACTGGGTTGAGATGTACGTCAAGGGTCTTGATGTTCTGGGGATGAAGTATGAAGAGCGTACCGAACCGTGGCTGGGGGCGTGTGGTGTCTACTCTACAGTCCTCACAGAAGCTGCCGTTAAATTCCAGAGCGAGACTATTATTGAGACTTTCCCGGCTGCGGGTCCCGTCAAAACTGAGATTATTGGAGCGATTGACAGACTTAAAGAAGAAGCAGCGGAGCGCGTTCGTGATGACATGAACTATCAGCTCACCGAGGTGATGCAGGAGTATCGCCCTGAACATGAGCGCATGTTGTACAACTTGGGTCTGGCGGGCAGCGCGTTCAAGAAGGTGTACTTTGATCCGTCGCTTGATCGTCAGGTGGCGATGTTCATCCCTGCTGAAGACATCATCATTCCGTACGGCGCGTCCAGCGCGAACACATCCGAGCGTCTTACGCACATCATGCGTAAGACCAAGAACGAGGTTCTGAAGTTGCAGGTGGCTGGGTTCTACCGCGACGTGGAGTTGGGTGATCCGCAGACTATTCACACTGATGTGGAGAAGAAGAAAGCCGAGGATCAGGGCTACTCACTGACTGATGATGATCGGTTCCAGATTCTTGAGATACACGTTGACTACGACTTGGCGGGCTACGAGGATGAGGACGGCATCGCCCGTCCATACGTCATCACTGTTGAGCGCGGTACGACAAAGGTGTTGGCCATCCGCCGTAACTGGGAAGAAGACGACAAGCGCCAACTTAAGCGTCAACACTTCGTGCAGTACACGTACGTGCCCGGCTTCGGCGCGTATGGGTTGGGATTGATACATTTGATTGGGGGTTATGCCCGTGCTGGCACTTCACTGGTTCGTCAGTTAATTGATGCTGGTACGCTGGCTAACTTGCCCGGCGGCTTGAAAGCCCGGGGTCTGCGGATCAAAGGTGACGACACTCCGATCACTCCCGGCGAGTGGAGAGATGTGGATGTACCAAGCGGTTCGGTGCGCGACAACATCATGCCCCTGCCGTACAAAGAACCAAGTCAAGTTTTGGCGGGGTTGTTGGATAAGATTACCGAAGAGGGCCGTCGTTTAGGTTCTGTTGCGGATATGAACGTCAGCGACATGGGGGCGAACGCTCCTGTGGGTACAACACTGGCTCTGCTTGAGCGTCAACTCAAGACGATGAGCGCGGTTCAGGCGCGTATTCACTATTCGATGAAACAGGAGTTTAAATTACTGCGCGACATTATTCGTGACAATACTCCGGGCGAGTACAGTTTTGATCCGGCGTCTGGTGACCGCAAGGCCAAGCGCGAAGACTACGACATGGTGGACGTTATTCCAGTGTCGGACCCGAACAGTGCGACGATGGCGCAGCGGATCATGCAGTATCAAGCGGTCATTCAGTTGGCCCAAGGCGCTCCGCAGATTTACAACTTGCCCGAGTTGCACCGCCAGATGATTGAGGTGTTGGGCGTGAAGAACGCTGACAAGCTCGTGCCCACTGATGATGACTTGAAACCTCGTGACCCGGTCAGCGAGAACATGAGTTTCTTGACAGCCAAGCCCACTAAAGCGTTTATCTTCCAAGACCACGAATCTCACATTGCAGTTCACATGTCAATGATGCAAGACCCGGTCATCATGGCGCAGATCGGACAGAATCCGATGGCGCAGCAGATGCAAGCGGCCATCATGGCCCACGTTGCTGAGCACGTTGCGTTCTCGTACCGCAACAAGATTCAAGAGCAGCTTGGCGCGACACTGCCAGCACCTGATGCCGAACTTGATGAGGACACTGAAGTTGAGTTGTCTAAGCTTGTAGCTCAGGCTGCGGCTCAGTTGCTCAACATGGACAAAGCGCAAGCGGCTCAGCAACAAGCACAGCAGCAACAGCAAGACCCGATCATCCAGATGCAGCAGCAAGAGTTGCAGATTAAGAAGCAAGACGCCGACACCAAGGCTAAGAAGGTCGAGGGTGAATTGTTGCTCCGCCAAGCAGAGATTGAACTCAAAGCGCAAGCACAGGGTAGTCAGAATCCTGACCCAGTTATGTTAGCTGAGCAGCACCGCATTGAGATGCAGATGCAAATAGAGCGGCACGCGCAAGAGATGCAAGCGGCGCAGCAACAACAACAGATGGCAGCGCAGCAACAACAAGCAGCTATGGCGCAGCAACAACAAGCCCACGGTCAGAAATTGGCGCATGGTGGCCAAGTTCACGGGCAAAAACTTTCACACGCCGACATGGCCCACCGCCAGAAGTTAGCTCACGCTGAGATGGCGCGGATGAACCAGAAGCCAAAGGATGAATGATGGACCCGAAACTTTTTGAGGTGTTAAACAAAAAACTTGAAGTTCAGATTGAGAGCTTCAGGTCGGTTTTGTGTGATGGTGGAGCGAAATCCTACGATCACTACAAAGAACTGAGCGGGACTATCCGAGGTCTCCAACTCGCTCAGTACGAACTCGGTGACCTCGTGCGTAAATTGAAAGACTCTGACGATGACTAACTTCGATGTGCAGGCAGTAGATTTGTCTGGCATTCTCAACAAACCCGTTGAGGAAAAAGCCAAGCAGGTTCCTGATCCAGCGACTTACCATATCCTGTGTATGCTCCCCCAAGCAGAAGAGGAATATGAAGGCGGCTTGCTCAAAGCCAGCCAAACCATGCTGCACGAGGAGCTCCTCTCCCCCGTGTTGTTTGTGGCCAAGATCGGGCCTGATGCGTTCAAAGACAAAAAGCGGTTCCCGTCTGGGCCGTCTTGCAAAGTCGGCGACTTCATCATCACCCGTCCTAACACCGGTACGCGGATGAAAATCCACGGCACTGAGTGGCGTCTTATCAACGACGATTCTGTACAAGCAGTTGTACAGGACCCACGCGGCATCCAGCGCCCATAAGGAATCATCATGGAAAACATTGAAGAAGGCGTAATTGTCGAAGGCATTACGACTGACCATGTTTGGTATAACGCCAAACTTCTCACGGCCAAGATGTCTTTTTGGGAGCATGATTTCCAAAAATTGGTTAACGTTATGGAGGCTCGCCACAAAGAGCATCTGCAAATGATTGCCGATTTATTGGCTGAACGTGCAGTTTTAAAACGCCAAATTGCGGCGTTACAACCGCCCGTTAAGGAGTAATCATGGCTGAAATCGAAAAAACCGAATTTACTTTCCCTGACGAAGAAGTAGATAACCCCCGCAAAGGCGGTAAGGTTGTTGAACCTGAAGCAGAGGATCAAACCGAAATCGAAGTGGTGGATGACACCCCACCAGAAGACCGTGGCCGCAAGCCAATGGCTGAGCCCCCCAAGGAAGTGACCGACGATGAGTTGGCCAAGTACGACGAGGGCGTTCAGAAGCGGATCAAGCATTTTTCCAAGGGTTATCACGAAGAACGTCGCGCAAAAGAGACAGCTCAGCGTGAAAAAGAAGAAGCTTTGCGGGTCGCGCAGGCTGTTTTCGAGGAAAACCAACGTCTCAAAGGGTCTGTAAATCAGAACCAAGCCGCCCTTTTGGAGCAGGCAAAGCGGGTTGTTGGCAACGAAATCGAGGATGCCAAACGTCTTTACAAGGAAGCGTACGAGTCTGGCGACTCGGAAAAGCTGATTGAAGCTCAGGAAGCGTTAACCAATGCCAAAATTAGGGCAGATAAAGTTAACAATTTCAAACCGACCCCTTTACAGGTGGATGAAACTCCTGTACAAATGCCAGCACAACAGGCACAACCTGCGCCCGTGGATGGAAAACTGCTTGCTTGGCAGGAAGAAAATCCGTGGTTTGGCAAGAACAGACGCATGACCTCTTATGCTCTGGGACTGCACGAGGATTTGCTTGAAGAAGGTATCCCAGCGGGCAGCGATGAATACTATAAACGTATCAACGCTGACGTAAAGGAAAGATTCCCGGATCAGTTTGGAACCGGAGAGTCCGTTGATGCGAAACCTCAACGTACTAAATCCAACAACGTTGCACCTGCAACACGTAGCACAGCGCCCAAAAAGATCGTGCTGACGCAGACACAGGTGAATATCGCCAAACGGCTTGGTGTTCCTTTGGAACTCTATGCTCGTAAGGTTGCTGAAGAAATGAGGAAATGAAAATGGATAAGTCCAACCGTATGAGTCGTGAGCTTGATACCCGCGAGAGGGCTGAGCGTCCTAAACAATGGATGCCCCCCAAACTTCTGCCCGATCCGAATCCGGAAGAGGGTTATGCGTTTCGCTGGATTCGTATTTCATCGCTCGGCAAAGACGATGCCACGAACTATTCCTCAAAGCTTGCCGAAGGCTGGGAACCCGTTAAGGCTTCCGAACATCCCGAGATTCGTCTGTTTTCTGCGGCGCAGAATAAATTCCCAGACAGTATCGAGGTAGGTGGTTTGTTGCTTTGCAAAACCCCGGTGGAGTTTACTGAACAGCGTGATGCGTATTACCGCCAACAGGCAGAGGCGCAGATGCAATCAGTAGATAACACCTTCATGCGCGAGAACGATCCTCGGATGCCGATGTTCAAAGAACGAAGCTCTAAGGTGACTTTTGGTAAAGGTATTTAATCTTTTTGGAGTCTGATAATGGCATATCCTACCATTGACAAGACGTATGGCTTTAAACCACTCAATCGCTTGGATGGTTTGCCTTACGCCGGAGCGATCCGTCAAATCCCCATCGCACCTGCTTACGCTACTGCGATTTTGAACGGCGACACTGTTGCTGTTAACACCAGCGGCTATTTGGTCGCTGCATCTACCACTGACTCCGGCAGCATCATTGGCGTGTTGGTTGGTTGCTCGTACACTAACTCGTCTGGTCAGCCAGTTCAGGGTCAGTACTACCCAGCAGCTCAATCCACATCTACCAACATGTCGTTTGGCTATGTTGTGGATGATCCAAGTGCTGTGTTCAAGGTCTGCGCTACTGTCGCTAGCTCAACTACTCCTACGGCTTACAGCCGTGCGATTGTTGGCGCTAACGTGGCTTTGGTTGCAAACGTTGGTTCGACCACCACCGGTGATTCGTACTACGGTATTGACGGTTCTTCCGCCAACACTACCAACACCTTGCCCGTCCGCGTGGTTGACGTTGTGCCTGATACAGCAACTGGCGCTGCCAACGTTGCTGCTACTACGTACTACGAGTTCCTCGTGAAGTTCAACACCGCCCAGTACAACAGTACTACCGGTATCTAAGGAGCTAAATCATGGCTATTTCACGCGCACAACTGCTCAAGGAATTGCTCCCCGGCTTGAACGCTTTGTTCGGTCTGGAGTACGCTAAGTACGGCGAAGAGC